CTGAAGATATTAATACACACGTAGAAGATCATGCATATGATGCATTAAGATACGGATGTACAAGTAGACCTATGCATACAAGTTATGCAAATAAATTATACGGTAGTAGAAATACATCAGAATTTGTTCCCTCAGATAGAGTATTTGGATATTAACTAAAGGACAAATGAAAAAAATTAAACTACCTACTATAGATAAAAAAAATTTTCCTTATGAGTTAGTAATGGCTTATTGGGAGGATATTGTTGGATCATGCGAATGGTCTGAGATACCAGATATAAAAAAATCAAAGACAGCAATATGTTGTAGCTTTGGATGGCTAGTAGAGCAGAATGAAAGTACAACTGTTATAATGGCAGATTTTATATTTGAAGATAATGAAAAAATAAAAACAGGTGGTGGACATACTACTATCCCAACAAAAAATATAATACACATTAAAAAAATAAAAATATAGGAATAATATGGAAATGAAATTTGACCCCAAAGCTAAAGTTAAGCAAGGTGATCTAAGTACAAGTCCTGAAGGCAAGCAACCAAATCAAGCACCTGGAGATTTATTAATATCTCCTAGTAAAGAGGATGTGCTAGCTAATACTGGAGATGGTAAATTTGGATATCATGAACCTAAGAAATTCAAAAGCCAATTAGATGCTAATTTGTTTACAATGGCAGACGAAAGAGATTACTAATGATTGAAAAAAAATTAAGTATAGGTATGGAAAAATACACAAACGAAATAAAAACACGTGTTAAAAAAGTCTATAATAATTTATTCAATACTAATAAAGATAAAAAATATGGAGAGACTGATTTACTTAAAGGCGGTAATCAGTATTATCCACCAAAACCTTAATAGGAGAATAACATGACAATAATGGGAAGATACAAACATGGTGAACTTGCACCTGATGTTGCTAAAGCTAAAAATGAAAAGCTTGCTATAGATCCAAATGCTAAAGTTAAGCATGGAGCAGTAGCTGGAGATGGTAATGACAAACCAGGCAAGAAAGACAAAGTTGATCCTTCAATCTTTAGAATGGCTGAAGAAAGAGATTACTAATTTAAATGGCTGATAAACCTAATACAGAGGAAGTTAATCCTTTAGTAGGTCATGTGCGTTCTTTGTTTCAAGAAGCTGAAACATCTAAATCATATGATGAAAAAAGATGGCTAAAGGCTTATAGAAACTATCGTGGTCTTTATGGACCTGAGATGGCTTTCCGTGATAATGAGAAATCAAAAGTTTTTGTAAAGATTACAAAGACAAAAGTTCTTGCGGCATTTGGTCAAATTATTGAAGTTCTATTTTCTCAAGGAAAATTCCCTTTAGGAATAAGCCCTACATCAGTACCAGAAAATGTAGATAGCTATGCCCATTTAAATCCTAATAAACAACCTAAAGCTGAAGGTGAGTCGGATTCAATAAACCCTGATGAAGAAATAAAAGAAATTGTACAAAGTGTATATGGTTTTAATGGAGATGGTGGATCTCTAAAGCCTGGTGCAACAGCAACTGATTTATTAAAAACACTTGCACAGGATTATGAAAACTTAGGTTTTGATAAAGGTCCTTCACCAGAAGGAACTCCACAGATTGAGCCTGCTAGATTAGCTGCAGAGCAAATGCAAAAAGTATTGCACGATCAATTAGAAGAAAGTCAAGCTATCACCATTTTAAGACATGTATTTTTTGAAATGTCTTTACTTGGTACAGGAATTTTAAAAGGTCCATTTACTGATTCTAAAACTTCACATAGTTATAATACAATGGAAGATGAAGATGGAAATAGATCAAGTGTATATGTTGCAAAGTCAAAACCCGTACCTTCAATAGAAGCAGTATCGTGTTGGGATTTTTATCCAGACCCTAATGCAACAAATATAAACGATTGTGAATATGTAATACAAAGACATTCATATAATAAACAACAGCTTGAAAGTTTAATAGACAAGCCTATGTTTAGAGAAAAACAAATTAGAGCCTGTCTAGAACAAGGACCTAACTACCAAACAAGAAGTTATGAGTCTTCACTTTACGACAGAGAAAATGTAACAAACATTTACAAAAACAGATTTGAAATATTAGAATATTGGGGAACTGTTGACAAAGAAAAAGCAGATGAGTGTGGATTAGTATATGAAACAGAATCTGATATAATACATGTTAACATATGGTTATGTGGTAATCATGTAATTAGAATGGTTGAAAATCCATTTACACCAGTAAGATTACCTTATTTGGTATGCCCTTATGAATTAAATCCTTATCAATTTTTTGGAGTAGGTATTCCAGAAAATATGGATGACTCACAACAAGTTATGAATGGTCATGCAAGAATGGCAATTGATAACCTAGCATTAGCTGGTAATTTAGTATTTGATGTTGATGAAACTATGCTAGTACCAGGTCAAGATATGAAAGTATTTCCTGGTAAAATATTTAGAAGACAAAGTGGTCAGACAGGTCAGGCAATACATGGAGTTAAATTTCCAAATACAGCAAGTGAAAACTTAATGATGTTTGATAAATTTAGACAACTAGCCGATGAGTCAACTGGTATTCCTTCATACTCTCATGGAGCAACAGGAGTACAATCAACTACAAGAACAGCAGCAGGTATGTCAATGCTTATGGGTGCTGCAGCTTTAAGTATTAAAACAGTAATTAAAAACATTGATGATTATTTATTAAAACCCCTAGGAGAATCATTGTATCATTGGAACATGCAATTTAATGATGAGGCTCCAGAAATAAAAGGTGATCTAGAAGTTAAAGCACAAGGAACAGCTTCTTTAATGCAAAAAGAAGTAAGATCACAAAGACTAATGACATTTATGCAGACAGCGTCTAACCCATCGTTAGCACCGTTTGTTAAATGGCATACATGTTTAAAAGAAGTTGCTAAGTCACTAGATATTGATCCAGATCAATTAGTTAATGATCCAGAGAAGGCAGCTATATATGCACAAATAATGGGGATGGCAAATGGAAATCAAAACAATAATACCGCTGCTACAGGACAAACAGAAATGGGACAGCCTATGCCTGTACCTGCAGGAGCTTCGCCAACAGATCCAACTGGAGCTGGAGGTGGCAACATCGGAACGGGAAATGTACCGATGCCAGGGGAAGCTGGGTTTAGTTCGGCAAATTCTGAATCTCCAAGAGGCGGAGAAACGCAATAAAGAAAAAATATAATGATAAAATTAATACAACAAGCTGATGGTACTTATGAATATGTAGATGCAGCAACAACTGCTCCTACAAATTCTAATTTAAGTACACTTAATACTGCACTAGATGCCTATGAAGGTAGTACTAGTCAATCTGTAGTAGATACATCTGTTGCATCTCAAACACAAAAAGTTATGAGAGAGACACCAGGACAGTATACTACAAATTTTGATCCTAAAACAGGACAGTTTAAAACTTCATCAACTACTGGTGGTAGACAAGAGATAGCATTTCAAGAACCTGAAAGAACACCAGAAAGTACAGGTCAAACAGCATTACAAAAAGTAATGGCTATGTCTTCTACAACAGGTAGTACACAAGATGATGGATTAGCAAAAGCATACAAACTAATTGAAGATCAACAAAAATTAGCTAAAAGAGCACAGCTAACTAGTAATTTATTTAAAGGTGCAGACTTTGCTTTAAATACATACAAAGCTATTAAAGGTGATAGTGTATTAAATATTGCCCAAACAACAGGTCAAAGTAATATAATGACACCTATAACACAACTTAGTAAAACACCAATTGGTGCAAGTACAGTTGGTGGAGTAGGAACTGCAGGTGCGATGGGGTATAGTGTAGCACAAATGATGGGTGCTAGTAAAAAAGAAAGTAAGGCAGCAGGAACAGGTGCTGCAATAGGTATGGCAGTAGGTGGTCCTATTGGTGCAGTAGCAGGTGGGGTAATTGGAAAAGTATTTTCAAGTTCAGTAATATGCACAGAACTATACAGACAAAAATTAATGTCAAAAGAAGATTGTAGATTGAGTTGGGATTTTACAATTAATAATTTTAGTAAAACTCATATTAATGGTTATTGGTATTGGGCAGTTCCTATGACTAAAATTATGAAGAAAAATAAATTGGTTACTAAATTCTGGAATCATGTAATGTCTAATAGAACTAAAGATATTAAATGGAGATTAGTTAAAAGTAAATTTAATTTATTAGGTAGGATATATAGTATTCTAATTGAAAATGGAAGTTATATTATAGGTAAGTTAATTAAAAATAAAAAAAATAAAGAGGTATTAGCATAATGGCAATAGATCAAACAGGTGCAACAATGACAGGTATGCTAAATAAAAGACCAAATGTTCCTGCTGCTCCAGATATGAGTGCAATGAAAGCACCAGTAGAACAGGCTCCAGCAAAACAAGAGCCAGTAGAGCAAGCTCCAGTAGAGCAGGAATCAAACAATACAAAATTATCTTTAAGAGAACAGTTTCCAGATGCTACTGAAATTGAAGTTGTTCTTGCAGAAAGATTTAAAACTTTAACAGCTGAAGATAGAACAGCCATAAGTTCTATTTTATCTCCATCTGTTAAGATAGCATTAGGTAAAATAGTTCCAGAATTTTCTCCAGTAATGGAAAATATAGGACCTAACGAACCTAATGTAGTATTACCACTATCTGCTATTAGCAATTTTGCTACACAGAAATATGGTATTGCAGATCCACAAGAGGCTGTAAATAGCTTCCTAACAGAAGTTACATCACTTATGGATCAACCGATGGAAACAAACAATGTGCCACCTAGTCAGCCTACTGAACAAGCAGGTTTAATGGCTAGCCCACAAAATATGGAAACAGTTTAGAGCTACCCTTATCCATAAGGCACTCAACCCAAGAGGAAAAAATAATGGAAAATGAAAAAGTAGTTACAGCTTCTAAAGAAGTTGAAACGAAAAAAGATAAACTATTTAAGAAACCAGATAGCAAATCAATGTATCAGAAACATAGAGATGACGAAAGTGATCCTGAAACTGAGGCATTTGCTAGAGGAGAATTAAATAAGTTTAACGAAGAAAAAGCAGAGACAGCAACCGTTCAAGAGGACACAGAAACATCTGAAGAAATTGCAAGCTACGATGGCAAAGCTACTCCTTCAACTGAACGCCCTGAAAATGCAGAAGATCGTGTTTTTAAGAAACGTTATGACGATTTAAAAAAACACTATGATTCTACTTTATTTAAGCACAAAGATGAAGTTAGAACTTTAAGAACGCAATTGGAAACATCTACTAAACAATTTGTTCCACCTAAATCTAAGGTTGAATTAGAAGCTTGGAGAAAGGAGTATCCCGATGTTTATGAAATGGTTGAAACCATAGCTATGACAAAGGCTGATACTAGAGCTAAAGAGATGGAGGAGAAATACCAAAATTTACAAGCTCAACAAGAACAAATTAGTAAAGAGAAAGCAGAAGTAGAACTTTTAAAAATCCATCCTGATTTTAGTGACCTTCGTCAAGAAGACGATTTTCACGAATGGGCTGGAAAACAAGATCCTACTATCCAAGGTTGGCTGTATGAAAATACATCTAACGCTACATTAGCTGCTAGAGCAATTGATCTATATAAAATGGATCGAGGCATTAGTGACTTAAGTAAAAAGGAAAGTACAAATCTTAAAAAAGAAGCTGCCAAAGCAATATCTAAAACTAAAAAAGCTGTTGAATCAGATATTCCTACAAAGAAAATCTGGTCTAACTCTGAAATTGGTAAGATGGATAGAAAAACGTTTGCAAAGTTTGAAGCTGAAATCGATGAGGCATCAAGAGAAGGTAGGATTCAACCTTAAACTAACAACTATAAACAAAGGCAAACATTATGGCAACAATGGGAAAAGCGTCTGGATACCAAAATTTACCATCAGGTAATTGGGCTCCAGCAATTTATAGTCAGAAGGTTCAAAAGTTTTTCAGAAGAGCATCAGTTGTAGAAGACATTACAAACACTGATTACGCTGGAGAAATTGAAAATTTTGGCGACACAGTAAATATAATAAAAGAGCCGACTATTACGGTGAATGACTACGCTAGAGGTCAAACAGTAAACACAGAAACACTTGCAGACGATCAAATTCAATTGACTGTCGACCAAGGTTCGTACTTTGCGTTTAAAGTAGATGACATCGAAGAAAGA